CGGTATTTGTAGGTGGATTCTTTTGCACTGGGTGCAAAGGAATTGCAGATGGTAGCGGGAACTGGGTTCCCGCTGGTGGGGTTAGTTGGTTTTTATTAGTTTTTCGGCGATCCATTGGGCGATTTGCGGGACGACGGCGTTTCCGGCAGCGAAAGCTTCTGCAAGGTTGGACGCATCCAGTCCGAGGCAAAGCCCATCATTTTCAGACGCTCGCTGCCGCTCAGCCATCTGATGCCATCCGTTCGGGTGAGCGACGAAAGTGGTACAGCCCATAGCGATTTGGGAGCCGGCTTTGTTTGCCAATAGAGTATTGGCAGCCCATGCATCCGCGGGGCGTGGCCATTGCTGCGATTGAGACGCTGGAGGTATTGCTTCCACTGGCGCGGCGTCAGCCAGCAGCTCGATGGGGGGCATTCGTTGATGACCTGCGACCAGGAATATTCGACGACGTTGTTGGGGGACTCCGAAATATTGAGCATTAAGCACTCGCCAGCATCCCACATACCCGCTGTCCGCAAGGGCCCGGATGACTGTTTCAAAGTCTTGGCTATCGTTGATAGCGAGCAGGTTAACGACGTTCTCAAGCACCACCCAGCGAGGTTGTGTCTCTTGGAGGATGCGTATGACTTGCCAAAACAGGCCGCTGCGTTCGCCGCGTAGGCCTCGGGTGGTTTGGTTGCCGGGGCGGCTGCCGGCGATGCTGATGTCTTGGCAAGGAAACCCTGCGGTGATGACGTCGACGGGGCTGAGGTTGTGGGCGCCGCAGTGGCGGACGTCTTGGTGTTGGGTGGCGTGTGGAAATCGGTCGGCAAGGACAGCCCGGTTGGTGGGGTTGAGTTCCACTTGCCAGGCGGTGCGGTAGCCTGCGTTTTCGAATCCTGCATCAAATCCTCCTATGCCTGCGAACAGGCTTCCAATGGTGGGCTGGGGCATGTCTGCGCTCGTGTGGGCAGATGCTCAGGGCATTCGGATAGGAGGCTCGGGGCCTTCAGGTGGTTGAGTGTCCGGCAGCGCGGGCACTTGATTTGTAGGTCGGTGAAGCCTCGCGCGGTGGCGAGTTTGCGGTGGCACTGGCCACAGCGGATGTCTTGCATGTTTATGTCCCTTTGGCTGTGGGCCAGCCGTTGTAGGGTGTGTCGGGGGCCCCTGATTGGTGCATAAGAAACAGTTCAGCGGTTGTTCGCCCGCGCGTAACTTTCACCATTGAATGGTTACCCGTCCGTCAGCGCCATCCGGTGCTGCGCTGGAGGTGCGGCCGCCACCTCCGTGTCCTGGCGTAATGGGTTTGCGGGTATCGTCCGAAGAGGCTCCTGACTCACCGCCCCCGCCGGCACCGCCTAGAAAACCGGTGTTTGAAGCGTTGCCGACAGGGTGACCCGCGACGCCGATGCAATCGTTTTCATTTCCCCCGTAGCCGGTGCCCCCATGTGGCGCTTGACCATCGAGCATTCCGCCCCTTCCAGCGGTCGCGTAGACAAACGTTCCGAAAAGCGTCGTGCCGCCGTCTCCTCCTTTGGTGTCGATATCGGACGCCCCCTTACCGCCCGCGCCTACCGTGATGGTTACCGAGGCAATGCCGCGTAAGTCGACGAGCTTTCTAGCGACGCCAGCGCCCGACCCACCTGAGGGCCCGGGTAATGTTTTGGACCGAGCGCCACCGCCGCCACCGCCAATGACGACGACCCATGCTTGAGTGACGCCCGAAGGCACGTCCCAGACGTGGGTGCCGGGGGTGAAAAAAACGGCGCGCCCACGGAACGGGTAAAGGCTGGCGAGCGTTTTGGGCGTCACGGTTGTATTGGTCTCTGTTCCGGCTTTGACGGCGTTTTGTGAGGCGATGCGCGCAATGCCGGCGGCTCGCTCGGTGGCTTGGATGACTTTGTCGGCGAGGGTTTTCAGTGATTCGATTTTTCCTTTGAGCCACAGCGTGCGGTTGGTCAGTTGTTTTATTGGGAGGTTGGTGACGCCTTCCGGGCCGCCGACGACGGGGTCGGAGGTTTCGATCTGGTAGACGCCGGGCGTCCATTGGTTGGCTTCGGGTAGGTCGGCCATTAGCTGCTTCCGTGGTTGTATTGGCCGTCGTAACAGGCGACTGCGTTGTAGCGGATGGCGACGGACTGATAGTCGAGCGAGACCAAGCGACAACGTGCCGGTGCGACGGATAGGAGGACGCGGCGCAGGAGCACCGCTTGGTCGTTGGTGACCGGGCGCTTGAGGATGACGCGGTACAGCGGCCAGATCGGCTTTTTGCTCTGTTCAATATCGGGCTGTGTTGCAGGCCCCTCTTGAAGAATCACCTCACCAAAACCCAGTAGGCGGATGACTTCTCGAATCGCCCAAGGAGTGCCTTTGAATCGGTGCAGCTCGATGGCGTTTTTGATGAGGTTGCGTTTGGCTTGTTGGGACTCGGCCAGTTGCCAAGCGGCTTCGTCGAGCAGTGAAAACTGGTCGGCCAGGTGTGGCAGTAATGTGGGTTTCACCAGGTCGATCAGGTAGACCAGCATGGTGTTGATGTCGAGCTTGGCCAATGACTGGTCGAGCAGTTCGCACAGCAGTGTGAAACGTTCATCGCCGGCCAATGCGGGGGGCAGCATTGGGTCAGCCATGGGCCACCCCGGCATCGGTCAATTCGATTGAGGTGCAGTGGGCCCATTCATTGCCGCTTAACTCGCGAATTTTCTGCGGCACTGTCAGGTCTGCACGGTAAACGCCGGGGACTTGCAGCGCGGCGGTCAGTTGCTCTGGGACCAGATCGTGACCGAGTGTGGCGCTGCATTCTTGCGCGTAAGCGTTGGCAGCCGCTTGGGCCGCAGCCATTGTCGCGCTGCGGTCGACGGCTGCGTAGAACGTCAGGTTTGCTTTGATTTGGAAGCTGACTTCGACAGGGGCCAGTGCATTGACGGTGTCGCACAGAGGACGCAGCTTTTCGCCGCTGACCTGGCGTGTGATGTCTTGAAGCAGTGAGTCTGTTGGCAGGCCGTCGAGGGTCAGGGGATACAGCGCGACATGACCGTCTGGTTGACCTTCGTCTGGGCCGTGAACGGCGACGTCGATAATGGATTGATGTACGGCCAGTGTGTGGTAGCGGTACGCCGCGCGGCTGCCTGCATTGCTGAAGGCTTCCGGGGCCAAGATGATTCGTTCGCGGTAGCGCTCGTCATTTTCGTGTGCGGCACCGTCAGCGGTTGTTGTGGTGTTGCTGACCGTCAACGCGGCGACTGGCGAGTTGCCCAGCACGTTGATCTGGCCGATGGTCCAGCCATTGCCTTGCTCGCCGACGGTCAGGCACGTTGCCGTGACGGTCACGTGTGTTTGGCTAGCGGGGATGGTCACGTCGCGATCGGTGATGAAGGTCAGTTTGGCATCTTGGGTACTGACCCGTGTGCCGATCGGAATCAACACCGGCTGCGCTGGTTTTGCCGGCAGGTTGAAGCGCAAAGTGCACCGGGCGGGTTTTGCGAGCAGTCGCGGGGTGGCGACCAGCTCGCCGAGGTAGTCGAGGATGGGGCCGCGGGCGAAGCGCACCAGGAGCTGTTCGCCGGCGTGCTGGATGCTCATCTGCAATCGGGAGACGGCGTAGGCGATCTGGTCGATGTAGAGGCGTTCGATCTGGGCTGGATACAGGGTTTTGCCGGATTTTTGTTCGTAGTGGGCGATTAGTTCGGCTTCGAGTGCGGCGGGGTCGATTTTGATGAATTCGGGTTTAGGGAGTTCGCGCATAGGGGACCTCGGTGCGCTGGGGGCGCTGGCCGGTGACGCGCCATTGCACACGGACGATGATGTGTTGCGTGTTGATCTGGATGTGGACTTGATCGACGGCCACGCGGGGTTCCCAACGGCGGATGGCTTCGATGGCTTCGCGCACCAGGTGTGGGGTGACGCGGTGGGTGGGCCAGTCGAGGTACAGGTGCAGGTTGCTGCCGAATTCCGGGCGGTGTGGGTCGCTGGCTTTTGGGGTGGTGAGGATGATGCGCAGGGATTGGTCAATGTCGCGCAGGCCCTCGACGATCTCGCCGGTGGTACCGAGTGCGGGTTGCCAGTGGGCGGCGGTGATGCTGGTGTGGGGGATGGGCGTTGTCATGGGCCCATGGTGGCTGCGTTTAAAAACTTGGGCTTTTAATCGAGTTTAAAGGGTTGCTCCGCTATAAATAGGGATGTCGAGCAAATCCTCAATTTTGTGAGCGCCCATGACTAACAGCTATCATCCGCCGGTGTATCAAGCTCAAAGATTCACATGCCCGCATTGCATGGCTTTTTCCTCCATGAGCTGGCAACCATTGAACTCAGGAAAATACCCTCTAAAAATCACTGTAATGGCTGTCTGCCAAGGCTGTGATCGATACAGTCTGTGGGTACCGACGAAAGATAGCGCTGGTTATTCGCTGACGATATTTACGGACTACACCATCGCTTATCCGTCTGTTTCTCAAGCTCCGGTTCCTGAGGAGAATATGCCTGACGATATTAAGATTGATTTTGAGGAGGCCAGACAGGTATTTGGTAAATCCCCGCGGGCTGCAGCTGCGCTGTTGCGACTGTGCGTGCAGAAACTCTGCCAAGAACTGCTCGGGAAAAAAGGCGACATCCATAAACAGATTGGCGAGCTTGTGGCTAAGGGGTTACCTCCACGCGTGCTTAGGGCCTTTGACACCATCCGTATCTTTGGAAATGAATCTGTTCACCCTGGCGCCGTTAACCTCAATGACACCCCGGATATCGCGCTGGCGCTCTTCAGCCTGTTGAATATGGCGGTTCGTCACTGCATCACGGAGGAAAGAGAGCTAGAAGCGATACGTGCGCTGACTCCCGAAGCTAAGCGCCGAGAAATTTAGCTACTATCATTTTCGAACCGTATTCAGGATGAGCGCTAAATGTCTAAATATGTCGAACCTACATTTCATGCCAAAGCTTTCACATGCATATTTTGCTCAGTACTCACATCAATGACTTGGATACCATTATGGATTCGTGCCAACGGTGGTCACAGGTTTTCGGCATTCCAACTTTGCCGGTGCGGGCATTGTGGTGAGGAAAGTCTGTGGTTGAATACGACTCCTGAAGATGCGGAGAATGAAGATCTTGCGACTGGCCGTTTAATTATGCCTTCAACTGTAACTGCCCCAGATCCTCATGTTGATTTGCCTCCCGCTTGTAAATCGGATTTCGAGGAAGCTCGTGAAATATCTAGCCGATCGCCGCGAGGAGCCGCAGCTTTGCTCCGGTTATGTCTCCAAAAGCTATGCATAGAGTTGGGCGGCAAAGGGAAAAAAGTCGATGAGGACATCGGGGTTTTGGTAAGTAAAGGCCTTGACCCGAAAATCCAAAAAGCTTTTGACGTCGTACGAGTCACCGGAAACCACGCAGTGCACCCGGGTGAAATTTCTCTAGAGGAGAATCCTGATCACGTCACGGTTATGTTTCAGATGATCAACCTTATCGTGGAAGAGCTAATCAGCCGACCTAAGCAAATAGAGGAACGGTTTAATAGCTTACCCACCGGCGCGCTTGAGGCAATTTTAAGACGCGACGGACCTAAACTGTTGGCTAGTGATGGTGGTGATTAGAGTTTCCACCTGCGTCCAAGATTGTCCCTGTTGCATTCAAATTTCCGTTCACCAGCAGGTCACCATTCAACGTGACCTGCTGGACGTCAAACTTGGCCGAAGGCGCTTTCACCATTATCGCCTCGCTGGTCTCAACCAAAATTTTCCCTTCGCACTTCACTGTTAACGTCCCCGCAGACACCAGCGTCATCACCCCGGCCGCCCGGTCGTACGTCGCGATCGTCCCATCGCTATACCGCACATACTCCGTGTCCTCATCCACCACCGGTGGTGGCTCTGCCGTTGAATAGATCCCGCCCAGATAAACCCCGCCCACGCCGTCCGCATCCAGCAGCACCGCCACTTGTTCGCCCAGTTCAGGCATGAGTGGGCGGCGTTGGGTGCCTTGGGTGTTGCGTTGGGGGATGTTGAGCCAGTGGGTCTGGAGGCCGTCGCGATCGTCGAGGCGGACGCGTAGGCGGCAGGTTTTGTGGTCTAGGGCGGTGACTTCGCCGTATTCGAGTTGGGTGGGCATGGGGGGCTCGGTTTGGTCTGGTTGATTGTTGGGTGTTTGCGCTGGCCTCTTCGCGAGCAGGCTCGCTCCCACAGGGGTTTGCGTGAAGCGAAGATCAAAGGATGGCAGCGTGCCGCAGCTCCTACACAGGGGGCTGTTGGGTGTCAGGGGTTGGGTTGGATTTTTGAGACGTGTTGGGTGGTGGTGTAGCCGCCTTGGCGGGTGATGCGGTGGGTGGATGAGGTGATGAGGTAGTGGCCGTTGAGTTGGCCGCTGGCGTTTAGGGTGAT